CTGTGTGCACATCCACATCGGTAAACAGCAAGTTGATGCCCTTGACGCGCTTGCCAGCAAGCAGCGTGCCGGGTGTGGCCAGTTCGTAGTCACCAGCCAGGTTGTCTGTGCCTGGGGTCCAAAGCGTGTTGTTTTCTTGGTCGCACCACTGCACCTTGCGAGGGTTGCCACCAGCGCCAAGGGCAAACAAGATGCGCTCGGCTGTGACCATCACGGCCTTGTTGCCTGTTGGCGCATTGGCAATTGCGGCAGCCAGTGTGGGTGTGGTGAAACCAAGCTGCCACTCGTACAGCTTGCCGTCAGCATTGGAGCAGGCCACCAAGTACTCGCCCCAGGTGTCCATGCTCCATGTGGTGGCTGGAGTGTTGGAGCCAACATCAGGCCGGGCCACGCCATAAGAGTAGGAGCCGTATTCCTGATACCCATATCCAATTTTGATGATAGCGTCGGCTACTCCAGCCGTAAAGCCTGTGGGCGTGATGTCCTTTAGAGTGCCGCCTTGGTTCATGACGTACAGCTTAGTGTGCGTACCCAAAGCAATCCAGCGTGCGGCGCTGTTGTCGCGCCAAGTCAAGATGCCACGGCAAAGACCCGCCGCCTGCTGTGAGGATCTCTTGCGCCACCCACCAACAGGGCGCAGCGTGCTCTCGTACCAGCGCACCAAGTTGGAGTTATTCCAGCGGCCAGCAGACTGATATTCGGTGCCGTTTTTATAGACGCCTGGGGGCAATTTCAATGGGATGTACATGGGTCACACCGTTGGTAGGTTAGAGACAAACGTCATGGTCGCAATGATTGACGGCGTGCCGGGAATGGCAGGAGTCGTACCACTTGCAGTGATGGCTGGGAAGGATTCAACCCAGACGTTAGATGACTGCACGCGCCACATGATTTCAATGAAATCGCCATCATTCAAAGACGCAAAATAATTCAAAGTCAGAATGATCAGACTCGGTGTGGTTGCGTTCTTTTGCTTTGGGATCTCATACGTGCTGGCCGAATTCGGAATATCCACGTTGTTGATCCTGAACCAAACCTGAATGTCTGCTGGCGCTGTGTCAATGCTGGTGAACTGCGCACTGTATTGCAGGTTATAGATGCCATCTTGCGACACCGTAATCTGTGATGGCAAATTACCAGTAACAGTGACAGCAGGCGAGACAAGCTGCGAGATGGAAACCCGATAAGTTCCAATTCCTCCAGCAGTCCCTGTCAATTGCTCGGACACACTGGTGTTGGCCGTGATGCCTGTGCCAGTGATAAGCATGGACGGGTAGATCGTGCCAGATGCTACAGCCGTGACGTTCAATGTGGTGCCAGCAGTTCCGCCACCGTTGCTGATCGTGGCCGTGAATGATGCGGCCTTGGAGGTGATGGCTATGCCATTGCTGTAGTCTGTGGTCTGGTATCGCATTCGATACGCCACCGCTGGAGATCCATCAATCTGGTCGGTGTTGTCCTGGAAAGCCCCATGGGGGATGTTCAAGTATTTCCCGCCCCTTGGACCAAACAGCGCACCCAGCACACCGATCATCTTGCGAAAGTAGGTGTTCAGTGATCCGTAGTTCTCACTGAAATGTCTGCGCTCATAGGTTTCAGGTGCAAACCCAAGACTTGGGATTGACGGGGTTTCGAGTTGCTGCTTGACGTTGGCCATGGGGTGATTATTCCAGCTTAAGCCATCTCAATACCAGTCTTGCCAACATCAGCGACCCTGCGGCCCCAGCCTTTGCCAAAAGTTGGCCAATGGGGCAAGTCCATCAGGAATGACAGCCTGCGCTTGCCATAATCGTCAACCAACTCAGCAGGGTCAAAAGCCGCCACAGCCGCCAGCGTCTTGGGGCCAATGCCACCATCAGGCTCAACACCCACGCAAGCTTGGAGCCACTTGGCTGCACGCCCTGGGCCGCTGTTGACAGCAGCGTCAAACACAGCGTAGTCCACACCAGCAGGCTGGTCATCGCCCTTAACCTTGTCCCAATACTTGGCCTTGTACATCGGGCCAACGATCTCAGGCGTCAGGGCACGCATGGCCTTCTCATCAACCTGATGCCCCACCCACTCTTCCCAGACCCGCTTGGTCACGCCCAGGTTGGTCATGCCGCCTGGGTCGCTTGGATGGTTTACATAGCCACCTTCATGGTGCAGCACAGCTTTCAATGCTTCGTCAAAGTTGTCTTTCATTTCTGCTCCTTGTCTTGCTTGCCGGACTTCATGTCCATGATCTTCTCAAGTGTCCGTCCACCAAAGTAAAACGACATCACCAGCATCCCCCACTGGCCCAGCAACTCCACATAGGACTTGTTGGTGTCGTAATCAAATGCCGACATCATGGCGAATGTGAAATAGCCTCCCAAGATCAACAGGAGGGTCATGGGGCGAATGTTTTTAGACAACCAAGAGTCAGACCCCATGTCTGCTTTCAATCGGTCTGTGAGGTTGTTTTGCTCCGACTTGTAAAGTTCAGTCTCGTTGGCCATCCGCGCCAACTCACCGTCCTGCGCCATCTTGGCCAAGTCGAGTTGCGCCTTGGCCTTGGCCTCTGGGTCAGGAATAAGTTTGTCGATCAGCTTGCCGCCGACATCAAGAAGTGCTGCGAGTGGAAACATCAATTACCCCTTTTGGTCAACATTGCTGAAGCAATTTCCAGCATGAATTTTACTTGCTCGATGTTTTCTGGCGGCTGCGTCCAGCCCACTGTAATCTGGCCCACAAACCTGTGCGAGTCTGGTGGCACACTGATGCGGCAGGTGTAGACTACGCCTTTGTCCAAGTACCACAGCCCCACCTCAGACTGCGCGTAACGGTACTCCCCACAGGGGATGTCGTTGGTCATCAACTTGACTACATCCGAATTGTTCGATGAGTTCTGGCTGAACAGCCCAACGTCGATGTCCTCAATGGCCTTGTCCCTGCCGTCCTTGGTGTATGCCCTATAGAGAACTCGACTATTGAACAGCGGGTTGACTTTGAACACGGCCACCACAACGGCCCCTGTTTTCTTGATCAGCATGGCGCTGGCGTCATCCGTCCTGGACGTGTTGATCTCAGGCAACTTCTTGGATTCCTTGTATGCGTCACGCATGAATTCTTGGTTTTGCCAAAGGAAATACCCGGCAAACGCAATGACACCCATCAAGATGGCCGCAAACAGCTTGAAAGGGCTGTCCACATAGGCCAGCACCTTGTCCAATACTGATTCTGGTTTCTCGCTCATTTTCGGATGTACGTCATGTAAATGATGATGCCGTAGATCATGAGGGCCGTCAGGATCAATGCGGCCACGCCAAGGACCAAGTACTCGATGAGATGGTCCATCTTGGCTTTGCGCTGCCTGATGGCCTTCAGGGCCGCTTCCTTGTCCTCTCTGCGCCTTCTCGCTGCCGCAGCTTGGAACTTCTGCCAGTCGCCCCACATGCCGGGCCTGCCTGCGTAGATCATGCGCTCGCGCAATTCAACTTCTTGAGCGTTCAGCTTCTCAATTGCAAAGAACTCTTCGATGTCTGATCTGCTGCCTTTTTTGGTGACAGCCTCTTGAATCTTGGCTTTGTTGTCAAAGTAGTCAAAGACTTTTGAGCCGAGGTCAGCTAGTTCCTTGCCGTTCTTTAAACCAGCCTTGATCACTGCAAATGCAGCATTTGCCGCCGCGATTTCTGCAAGCATTTACAGCCCCCATACGAATGGCACGATTATGCTTGTAGACCACACAACAAACCCGACAAGACTGGCCGCCGCAATGAATGCGACAGCCCAATCTTTCATTTCAATATCCACACGGCACTGAAGATGGTGCCAGCCATAGAGATGATCATTAAACCGGCTGTCTTCAACATGATGGCTTCAATGCGCTTGAGCCTGGCATTGATCTGGTCATAACGAATGGCGCAGATTTCCTCATGAGTTGCAAGGCGTGCTTCGGTTGCGTCAATTGTTGTCATGGCACTGCTGCTGGGGTGATGTTGTTGACTGTGGTTGGAACAACCTCTGGGCGAACAATGACAGGTGTCGGCTGCGTCACAACCAGAGAAGCTGGCTGAGTGACAACGGTCGGAGCGTGTGTGCTGTCGGTGTTAGTGGTCGTTGTGGTGATTGCGCCTGGCGCTTGAATCTTTCCTGCCAAGCCAACAAAGGCAGCGTTTGTGCTGACCCCCAGGTCGCGGGCGTTGTTGCTTTGCGCAATGCCAATCTGCGCTTGCTTGCCTACGCTGTAAATCTGGGTTGCTGTTGGCAGCAAGACAGATGTCCACTGGAGCAAATGGTCACCAAATGACTTGGGTGCGGCAACTTGGGTTTGATTCTGAACTGCACCCATTTGCAGGGACATCACAGCCGCAACCTTGGCCGCAGTGTCACCCTGCTTGGCAATGTCTGCCAAAGCCTGATAACGGGCTGTCTGGGACGCTGCCTGAGCCTTGTGGATGTCGGCATAGGCTGCGTACTCAGCAGTGGCACAGCCTGTCAAAGACAAGACTGCAATCAGTGGTGCGATCAGTTTCATTGTCAACCTTTAGTTGGGCCACACAAGTGGTGGCAGTTCAGATTCAATGTCGGCATAACCAGATGGCATGGGGCGAGTGTTGGCTTGAACCTCTGCCAGCATCTCGGCCAACTTGGTCCAAGTGGCCCCTCGCGCTCCAACACAATACTGACCCTCTGCCGAAAACTTGGGGTTGGCGTCAGTGGCGTATGTGCAGGCAGACAGGATGCTGTCGTAGTTGCGCGTTTTGGCAAAGTCATCAAGGCGCTGCTGAGTGGCTGTGACGATCTCGGATTGAATTTGCACGGCCATTGCTGACTGCTCGGTTGCGTCCAGCGTGACAACAGCCCACTGCTGCATCCATGTGCCATCAACTGCAATAGGCGTCAACTCCACAACCTTTTCAATACGTCGATCAAATTCTGGTTGTGCCGTAAGTGTGACAGGCAACAAGCCGACATACTCGATGTCGCTTTCTGTCATCTCTGCCGGAAAGGACACATGAGAAAATTCACTGCGAATTTCACTGTGCGT